TTAGTACACTATCTTTTCTATCTCGTCGGCGAGCTCTTGCATACTTCTATGTGTGTACACCTTTTCTGTAACGTCCTCTATCTCGTGCCCTACAATCAGCTTAAGTATATACTCATTCATATTTGCAGACTTGGCGGCGCTTATAAAAGTATGTCGCGTGTCGTGCGGCTTGTGCGACATATTAAAGCGTTTGTTTATTTTCTCGAAGCGTCCGCGGTATTTATCATATGTTAAGTGCGTACCCTGCTGCCCGTTCTCATCATTAAACAGATAATCGCTACCCATAGCGACGGCTTTATTATAATTGGCTACGACCAGCTCATATATAGCGGAGTGTATCGGTACAACCCTATTACGCCCTGCGTCAGTCTTAAGACCGCCAAACATAGTACGAGCCTCTAAGTCTATGTCGGCAATCTTTAATATTGCCAGCTCTTGCGGACGCCAGCCGCTATAAATGCCGATAAGCACCATATCGACAAAAGGAAAGCTCACGTTATCCCAAAGCGTTTGTATTTCCTCGTGACTAAACGGAATACGTACAATTTTAGGCTTGCCACGCTTTACGCTTTCACATAATGCCGCGTAGTCCTTTTCTACAATGTCGTATTTAAGGCAGTACTTATACATTAAGTTATACATACTTTTCATGCGCTGCTTAGTGCTGTCGCCTACTTTAGCGTCGTGTATAGTACCCTCTAAGTGGTTCGGGCGTATGTCACGCATACGCATATTGTGTAGTGGTTTTGAGTGATTAAAGGCAGCAACCCAAGAGCGACAAGAGCTGGGAGTAACCTTTACAAAGTGCTCTTTACTCCAGCGCTCGTATACTTCAGCAAAAGTAATAGAGCTTGTCTCTATGTCGTACGGGTTCTGGTTATAATTCATAAGAGCGGTCAAAGCCTCTTGCCTCGTCGGATAATATCCGATAGTTAAATAACGCTGCTTAGTCCTGCCTGTAGTCTCGTCGATTTCCCAGCCTTTAGTTTTTCGAGCTATCCAAGGGTTACGGCGTTTACCGCCCTGTTTATATACGCTACCCATTCCATTAGCAAGTTTCATATAGCATAACCTCACTTTCTTATTATGGCGGCTTATTTTTTAAAAAGGTATAAAAAATAAGCCTATCGGAAACCCTAGGCTTATGCTATAATAGTACTTGCGGGGTACATAACAAGCGGAGCCTTTAAGTTTCGTTAGTTGTGTGTCTATGTAGCCGTTCCTGTTGGCGCAGGGGCGGCTATTTTTTTTGTGTTGAATTTTACAAATATTACCATAAGACATATGCGCAGCCAGCCAGTATAATAGATACTAAAAGAGAGGCTTACATAATGACATACAACTTATGGCAGATACGAACAGCCAAGGGCTACAGCCTGCGGGAACTGGAAGAGTTAAGCGGGGTAAGCAAGACCACAATAAACAATATTGAGAACGGAAAAGCAAATCCGACCATAGAAACCCTGCGCTTACTTGCAGCAGCCCTAGAAGTAGAGCTATTCGATTTACTAGAATTATAATATTGCAAGTTACCGCTGCCAAGAGCTACGGGGCATATGTCCGACATAATGGACATAACAGCCGAAAGCTTTACATATCTTACCGACTGGCGTTATAATTGCCACATCACATAGGAAAGAGGGCGGACCAGTGGATAAGCTACGGCGGCAGATACGCGCACTAATCGAAAACATAAGCGACGAGCGCACGCTTAAAGTAATATTACAATTCATACGAGGAATTAAAGGCAGCTAGGCGACTAGCTGCTTTTTTCGTCGTCGCCTTTTATTTTATCAACAAATTTCTTAATAAGTTCCCACTCGTTAGGGGATAACTGCCCCAGAGCAATAAACGTATTAAGTATAAACTCGTCGCCGCTGCCAAGAGCTGCCCCGACTATCTGCGCCGCCTTTTCTGCGCGGCTCATTTCCTCGAACATATCGCCAGAGCCAGTACGTAGCCATTCCTCATTAACTCCGAACTCACGGCAGATAGACGTTACCATTTGATTGGTAAAGTTGTTACTACCACCTTCTAAGCGAGATATAGCGGCGCGACTTACGCCGATACGCTCACCTAATTCGGCTTGACTAATGCCGAGAGCTATACGCAGCTCTTTTAATCTTTCTTTCATTAACTCACCTCTTTTCTGTTGTTTATATACATACATTAGCATTAAAAGGTTACGCAGTCAACAAAAAATAAAAATAAGTATTGACAGAAGTAACAGCGTAACATATAATAGTTACAAGGTAAACAACTACCGAAACAAAATAACAGTACAGAAAGCGGGGTACATAATGGCGAGTGAAGAAAGGAGAACGAAAAGCACCGAAGAACTTATAAAAGAACTTAGAAGCGCAGTATGGAACTACGGCGCGGCAGGGCGCGACAATATTATAAAAAAGTACGGTGTAGAGGCATACAAGGCAGCACAGACCGCCATAGACAAGGAAGTAAGAGAAAAAGCGCGCAGAGAGGCGGAAGAAAGAGACAAAAGAAGATGGCGGATAACGTGCATAGTATCAGTCTTAGCCTTAATATCCGCCCTTGTAAATTTGCTATTGCCTATATTTTTAAAATAACTTAAGAATTTGCGCAACAACAGAAAATATAGAAATAACAATAGCGGCAATAGAAATAATTAAAGGAAGCCTAAAGCGAATATTATTACGGCGTCGTGCCTCAAAAATCGCTTTTCCTTTAACTGTAAGTATAAAGTTATCCTCACAATCGCAATAAAAAAGCTCATTAAATGGGCCAATGGTTAAGTCATTATCATTTTCGCAGCCTTTAAAGTGCTTTATTACATCAGCGCGAGGGACTTTACGCTCATACAGGAACTTTAAAAAAGAATATTGTTTACCTGTTAAATCATCAACAAACATTTTAACACCACCTTTCTAAAGCAATTATAGCATAGAGAGGCGCAGCGACGAAAGAGAGGAAAATAAGGATATAAGAAAGAGAGGCGAACAATGGCAAAGTTAGAAATAACAGTAGAAGTAGCCGACGAGGGCATACTCGGAAAAATTGCAAAAGTTGAAGAGGCGAGAGGAGCGCTTAACGCAGCGATAAGCGATTTAGAAAACTGCTTTACAGCAAAGTACGGGAATTATTACAGCAACCCAGCAAAAATAAAAGAAACGCCAGCTAATAAATAGCTGGCGCAGGCAAATACAAAGGAATATTAGAGCCTGTCGGACGGCTCACAATATTCATTGTAAGTATCTTTGATAACATTCTTAAATTTTTCAATTAGCACTTTTTCATTATCAGTAAGATTATTTGCTGGGTGGTTGTCAAATTCATTTACGGCATTATCGTAAAGGGATTTGAGAATATCCACAACATTTTTAGAATTATCCAATTTAAGCACCCCCTTTCTAAAGCAATTATAGCATAGAGAGGCGCGGCGACGAAAGAGAGGTAACATATGAGATTTAAGAACGACAACGACAACAGATACAGAGTTAATTTTATGAGAGCTACAGAGGCACTTATAGACAAAACGACAGTAGCCGAGTTTATAGAGCACTTGGAAAATAACGCGGAGCTCGAGGACGAAAGCGCCCACATATATATAGACGGCAAAACAATATGGTGCAAAGACTACGTTTTAAAAGAAACATACAAATTACGTAAAGAGTTTTTAGTATCAGAGGACGGCAGCAGGCTTTTTTATGTGACATCAGTCACAGAGAGAGCAGAGCTCATAGACGACAGCACAGAGGCAGCAGCCGATAACACAGAGGCTATAAGCTGGGAGCAGCAGCCGAAAACAATAACACTTACTAACGAGCTATGCAACACGCTACAGTGCTATATCTTAATGACAACGAAATATAGAGAGAGCGAGCTTAAGGCGTGGGAAGAGCTGGCACAGGAAACGGACGAGAACGGCGCGTCTAAGTTTAAGAACGCAGCCAGCAACGCCCAATTTTGGCGAGATATGGGACCACAGCTACAGCAGATATTAGAGGCACTAAACTAACGAAAGAGAGGTAACATATGGAAAATAAAGAAACTTACACAAAAAGCGAAGTTATAGAAATGCTACAAGGTATGCAGCAGAAATCATTACAGACACAGGGCTTTATAGTGGGGCATTTGTCTACGCTATGGGTTGTAAGAGATTTAATAGGGCAGCAGATAAAAGAAATAGGCGGGGAAGAAATAAACTACACAGTAAAATAAACAGAGCAGCCAACAAAACGAAAGAGAGGTAGCATATGGAAAGCATAGACTTCAAGGCCTTTTTTAATAGCCCAGAGCCAGACACAATAGAGCAACAAAAAGCCCAGCCGCCGTATGTATACCATTGTGGTATACAGCAGTTAGAACCATACAGGCAGCAGGAGAGGAAACCATACACACGCGAAGAGCTGCAAGAGGCAAAGAAAGCAAAGCGGCAGCGTATAGAGTGCTGCTACGACGCGCTGGACGATATAGAGCAGCGTATAAAGGAACACGTACAGGAACACAAGGCAAAAGACCATAAGCAGGAAGTATTAGAACTAGAATATACAGCGGTAGTAGAGCTTATGCGGCAGCTATCAGACGAAAGAAAGGCAGGCGGCAGAAAATGAACAAAATGCACACAATACAGGACGTTAAGCAGCGCATACACGAGCTTATACAGAAAGAAATAGCAAAGTGTAACAAAGAAATAGAAGAGTTTGAGTACAAAATAAGAGACAACGCAATAGCATACGGCGGGGGCGGCTGGTGCACGCAGTTTGAGAAAGCAAAGAAACGCCGAGAGGACTTTATAGAAGAGCTGCAAGGCTTAGAACGCGCACAGGGTACAGCGGTAATACTCGACGAAATAAGCATATACTCGTATTCCTGCCCGACCTGCCAAATTAAAGTAATGCTTAATGGCGGCTACGGCGAGACTGTAACGTGTCCAGTATGCGAGAGAAGAATATACAGAGCGAACGACGGCGAAGTAATGAAAGTAGCGCGCGACAGCAGGCAGGCTAAAGTAAATAACCACTATATACAACTTGACAGCTACGGACGATTTAAGGATTAAGAAGAAAGAGAGGTAAAACAGTATGCAGCAGACATTAGAGAGAACGAAAGAGCAGCAGAGTTTAGAAAATTTTAGCGAGCTTATGCAGGAAGTAGCAAAGCTGCCAGAGGACAAGCGTAATATTGTTGCGATTTACTCACAGGGCGTACTTGCCATGGCACAGGCACAGCAGAATACAGCGAGGTAACAGGATATGCAGGCAGTAAAGATTAAACCAGCAGAGGCAGCCGCTATTATGGGCTGTAGTCCGCAGTTTGTCCGCATAGGGCTACAGCAGGGCAAGTTAGACATAGGCGACGCTATTAAGATGTCGTCAATATGGACATATAACATAAGCGCGGCTGCGCTTGCTAGACGGCAGGGCGTAACAGTAGAAGAGTTAGAGAAAAAAATAAGGGAGCTGCGGAAATGAACAGGCGACAAAGAAAGAAGAAAGACGCAAAAGGCTTAATACTTATATTTAGCTGCGGAATGGTATGTAAACAAGAAACATACGCGAATTTAGAGCAAACGATACAGGCGCAGCTAAATAAGGGCAACGTAATAGTATTGCCGCCGTATCTGCGATTAGAGGGAATAGCAGGCGGCAGCAGGGTTAAAAGAATAAAGATAATGAAAGAGAGATAAGAAAATGCAGCAAGTAACACTAAGCGCACTTGCGGCGCTTATAAGTTCGTCGGAACGCGCTAGGGTAATAAAAAACGGCGCCGTAGTGTTTGCAGACTGGGGCTATTACTTAAAAGAGCACTACCAAGAAAAAGGATTTACAGGCGACGAGATAGTAACAGACTTTAGGGCACACTTGGACGTAGCACATAAAGACTGGTACAAGTTGGGACTTATGCCACCGCTCGACCAAGAGAGCACGCCGCAGTACATAGCGGGAGATATGCGTATAAATATGTATTACGACATTTACATATAAACGCCTCTAGCTTAAAGGCAAAGCAGCAGCCGCAGGGCTGTATATGCAACTTTCGAGGGTTGCGGGGCGTATCTGTCCAATAAAACGGACACTAAAAAGAAGAAAGGAGAGCGGAAACGTGGAGACAGACAACGCAGTAGCATTACAGGGCATATTAAAGGAGCTGCGCAAGGTAGATAACATTAATACGCTGCCATTTAACGGTTACGAGCTTACAGTTATTACCGAGCGACGCAGCGGAGCACTTGACGAGGCTATAGTATATGCGCAGGGCGATAATGTAGATAGTATCGGAGTAAATGCGCCAATTATGATACTTGGCAGCTTACAGGCTTATAAGAATTTTATAACAGGCAAGGTACTTGTATACGTACTGGCAGAGACAGCGCAGCAGATTACGGGCGAGCACTGGGACTACGAAAACGAGGTACAGTTAAGCGGAGCGCTCGGCAGCGGCATTACATACCGCGAGACACCACTAGGCAAGCGCATAAGCGATATAAGCGTACTGGTAGAGAACAGACTAAAAGACCTACACGGCTGCTATATACCCTGTATCGCTTGGAACGATACCGCAGCTATGGTTAAGGAATGGCACGAGGGCGAGCACGTAACCTTAAAAGGCAAGCTACAGAGCAGAGCCTACACTAAACGCATAAGCGAGCAACAGGAAGAGCAGCGGACAGCGTACGAGGTATCAATATATGCAATAGGAAAGGCGTAAACATGCAGAGCAGGACAATAACAGGCATATACGATACTTGCTTTACGGACAAAAGTAAATGTAGCCCAGAGTGCAAGTATAAGAATACGTGCATACACAGCGCACACAAAGAAAGGGAAGTGGGAAAATGCAGATAAAAAAGACAATATTAACAGAGAGCGTTACGCTCGAAGAGCTTAGAAAGATTATAAGAGAGGGACGAGCTGCGGAAGTACTGGCAGTAGGCGACCAGATTTATATTGATTTTGACGGCACAGCAGTACCATACGACGTAATAGGCATTGACGCAGACACACCAGCAGCCAAAGAGCTTAAGCATACAGTTACTATACAGGCACACGAGCTTATAGAGAAATATCCGTTTGACACAAAGGGAGACTGCGGCTCTAATGACTGGGAAACAAGCGAGCTTAGAGAGTATCTTAACAGCGAAACATACGCGGCACGCTGCGCAGAGCTGGCTAAGTATGCAATACCAGTTACTAAAATGAACACAAACGGCAGAAAGACAGCAGATACGTTTTTCTTGTTATCTGTAGCCGAGTACGACGCTAAAGACACACCATACGAGTATTACAAAGACAAGCCATACAGAGCAGCCAAGCACGCAAAGGACGATTGTAACGATTGGCATTGGTTGCGTAGCGCTAATCGTGGCTACTCGGGCAATGCGTGGTGCGTGACCTCGAGCGGCTACGTCAGCGACTACGACAACGCGTACTACTCTATGCGCTGCGCGCCCGCTTGTGCAATAGGATAAATATAAATAATACGCCCTGTACGCTTACAGGGCGCTATATAAAAAGACATAAGAAAAGCGCCTACGATACTGCAATATCATAGGCGCTAAGCTATAGCCGAAGCGTATAGCATTACCACATTTATATTATACGCTGCATACGGCAAAAAGGCAAGGAAAAACAACGGGACTACGTCCCGTAAAAACACTTGATAAAAGTATTAGCTTACCGACAGAGATATACAAAATATAAATACAAGAGGTAAAAGAGTATGCCGTATGTAAAGAGAACTACTAAGGCGGGTAAGACGATAGAGGTAGAGTACTTTTATACTTCCCGATTAAACAAAAAAGGTGCAAAGAGGAAAGACAAAGTTAAGCCTACACCAGAGGCACAGAAAAAAGTAAACACTAAACAGGCAGAGAGAAAGTTGCGGCTCTTAATGAACGCTAACTTTGCTTATGGAGATTACCATTTAGTACTAGACTACATAAGGCATAAGGGAGAGCCAGACAGAACACGCGAAGAAATGAAAAAAGATATACAGGTATTCTTACGTGAGTGTAGAAAGCTGTATAAAAAAGCTGGGTTAGAGTTCAGGTACATACATGTTATGGAGATAGGCAAGAAAGGCGCAAGACACCACCATTTAGTAGTAAACCGCATAGATACAAACTTGTTGCAGCAGGCTTGGTATAAAGCGTACGAGGGACACAACCGCGTTAAAGTATTCCCGCTGGACGATAGCGGGCAATATGGAGACTTGGCAGCGTATTTTATTAAATATACAGATAGACACATACAGGACGCACCAAAGCAGAGACTACAGGGCAAGCGCTGGGCGGCAAGTAAAAATCTAGTACACCCAGAGTCAGAGTATGAGTATGTAACTGCCCGCTCGTGGTATCGCTGCGAAGCAAAAGCACCAGCGGGATATTACGTGGAAAAAGGTAGCGAAGAAAAGGGCATAGTAAGCCCCGAGTATTACGGCTACGGCTATTACCGCTATAGACTGGTGCGGCTAGAGTAAAGCAAGGAAGGCGAATATATGCGAAATGTGAGAATTGACAACGAGGCAGGAGCACAAGAAACACTATTTAACTGGGCGCAGTACCAGTATGCGAGATACCCAGAGTTAGAACTGCTATACCACATACCGAACGGCGGCAAGAGAGACGCACGTACAGCAGCCAACCTAAAGAGGCAGGGAGTAAAAGCAGGCGTGCCAGATTTACACTTACCAGTAGCGCGAGGCGGCTACCACGGACTATACATAGAGCTTAAGGTAGGCAGCAACAAGCCAACAAAGCTACAAAATGAGTGGTTATGTAACTTGAATAAGCAGGGCTATTTAGCGATAGTATGCTACGGCTGGCAGCAGGCGGCAGAAATGTTACTAGCTTACTTAAAACTAGACGTAGCAGAAACAGCGGACAAAGCTATAGCAGACACAACAGCACGGGGCGGCTTAATGCCTGCGACATAAAAAGGCGACAATATGGCAGTAAAAATACTTGATACGGCAAAGCTAAAAGCGCTGCTGGAAGAAAAACATATAACGCAAAGAGAATTAGCAGAAAAGGCAGGCGTGACAGAGCAGGCAATGAGCCGTTATGTAAATGGAACACGCACGCCGAGGCTAACAACATATGCAGCAATGACACAGGCGTTAGGAATCGGCATAAATGACTTACTAGTAGAAAGGCGGCGCAAATGACAGAGGCAGAGGCGCTACAGATACTTACAGGGACACGAGACGACTATAACGACTACGCAAAAGCCTTAAATATAGCAATACGGGTATTAAAAGAACGCGTAGCCGAGATAGATAGAACAAAGAGCCAGAACCAACGGAGAGAAAGAGAGGCACAATATGAAAGTGATAAGCATTATCAACCTTAAAGGCGGCGTAGGTAAGACGTACACAGCGTACAACATAGCTTACGAATTACAGAAGAGAGGCAAAACAGTATTACTACTGGATAACGACAAGCAAGGCAATTTAAGCAAAGCAGCAGGGGCGTATAACGCGTCGGGAGAGTGTGCAGCGGCTAAAGCATTGTTAGGCGAATACAAGAACCCATTAAGAGAGTTAATAACAGAGCACCCACAGCACAACAACGTAGATATAATAACGGCTAATATGTCGCTTATGTCGGCAGTATGGACAATGGCAGGCAGCAGCGGCAGCCAGATAGACGCATACGACAAATTAATACATACGCCTATTACCAACTTAGAACTGCCGTTTCCAGACACGATAAACGACTACTACGACTATATGATTATTGACAACCCGCCAGACATAGCCTTTAACGTGATAGCAGCGCTAAAGATTACAGACGAGGTTATAGTACCTGTAAAAATAGACGAGTGGGCGTTAGAGGGCTTGGACATTATAGCGGAGCAGATACAGGACGCTAAGCAACTTAACCCAGACATAGAACTACTCGGCGCGCTTGTGACAATGTATAAAAACAATGACACGAACATAGCGGGGCTGGAATGGCTACAGCAGAAAAGCAAGGTTAAAATACTGGGACAGATACGCTACACCGACAAGGCAGCAGAGAGCACGTTTTTTAATAAAGCGGCATACGAGTATAGTCCACGCTGCGGAGCTGCGCAGGACTACAAAAAACTGATAACAAAGTACCTGGAAGAAAGCGAGGTGTAAAACTATGGCAGCGGCAAATAAGTTTAGCTTTATGGACATATTAAACGCACAAAGTAAAGCAGACGCAAAGACGGCGGCAGTAACAGAGTATACAGAGATATACTTAAACCCGTACGATGTAGAGGAAACAGAAAGCAACTTTTACAGTCAAGAGAGCATAGAAGAGCTAGCGGACGCTATACTTGCCGTAGGGCAGCAGCAGCCGACAGTATTAGGCAGGATAGACGGCAAATATAAAATTATAAGCGGACACAGGCGCAACAAGGCTAACAGGCTGCTTATAGACAGAGGCTACGAGAAGTATAAAAGCGTGCGTTATCTCTACAAAGACATAACACCCGCAGGGCTAGAGCTTAGCTTATTAGTCGGCAACGCATTTAACCGAGAGCTTACGCAGTACGAAAAGACAGAGCAAGCGGCAAGGTTAAAAAAAGCACTTATAAGAGCCAGAGACGAGGACGGCTTAGAGATACAAGGACGTATGCGCAACTTAATAGCCGACGTACTGGGCGAAAGTGCAACAAACATAGGACGTATGGAGCAGATTAACAATAATCTTACGCCAGAGGCTAAAGAACAGTTTAAGGCGGGCAACTTAGGCATAACGGCAGCCTACGAGACAAGTAAGCTAGACGAGGACGAACAAAACGAGATAGCACAGCAGGCAGCGGCGGGCGAGGATATAAGAGCAAAAGAGATAGCTACAAAGGTAGCAGAAAAGAAAGCGGGCGACGATTACAGGACGCCGCACCCAAAAAGCATTACGAGTTTATGCTATAGTTGCTTAAATTACAGCACTTGCAACGTAAAAACGGGAACGTGCGAAAAGTGCGACGAGTATATTAACAAGGCAGAGGCAGAAAAAACAGACGAGCAGCGCTACGACGAGCAGCAGGCAGCGATAGATAAGCAAACACAGAAAACGCTACAGGCTAGAGAACGCGAGGCGGCATTAGACAGAGCACTACAGCCAAAAGAGCAGAAAGTACACGAACTTAAGTTAGCTGCTATATATTTTAAGGACGTGGCAACAGGGAAAAAGAGCTTTGAACTGCGAAAGAACGACAGAGGTTTTAAGACTGGCGACGCGCTACGCCTTAACGAGTATGCCGACGGCAAAGAGACGGGCAGGCATATAGAGGCAGACATAATATATATGCTGGAAGATTACAGCGGCTTACAAGAGGGCTATTGTATACTCGGCATAAAGGTTACTAAGGTGCCCGAAACGGACACACAAATAAACGGGCAGACAGATATAAAAGACTTTTTAAGCGAAAGCGAGGCCTAATACATGAATTACAGACAATGGAAAAAGAATTATAAAAAGCGGCACGGGCATAACCCGCCGCTTGAGGCTGATAAGCGGCAGCAGGCAAAGGCACTTAAAAAGGCTATGAGAAATACAAGTGTGACTATAAACGACATAACGGCAGCAGTACAAAATATGGGCAACACAATAACAAGAGCTATTGCAGGGATATACAGAGGCTTAAGTAACGGGTTTAGAGCGGCAGCAGACGCGGCGCAAAGCGTAGCGGAGCGAATAGAAAGGGGCAACGAATGACAGCAATAGAGGTATTTGCGAAAAGGAAATAATAAAGAAAAATATGTCCATAATCAAATAAATACTGAAAGGAGAAAATAATGGAGAGATTAACAAGTAACAAGACAACATCTGATATGAATATGCTTGAACTGGCATATAACAGTTGTTACATAGATGAAAAACACAATGCAAGATATAGGGATTATGAGCAGGATATTGACAGCAGAGAGCTCGTTAGAAAACTTGTCAAAGATATGTGTGATGAGGATTTATCTTATATGTCAGATGAAAGCTTTGACGAATATATGGCTGAAATGCTGTCAGTTGAAATAGATAGTCAGATAGGATTATTAGCTGTATTCTATCGTAACTTATGGGCTATGGCTGAGTTAAGGGAGAAGTTAAAAGAATATGAGGACTTAGAGGGGCAGGGCATGATTATTAAGCTGCCTTGCAAGGTGGGAGATACCGTATGGAATTATAGTTATTTTGGTTTGAAAAAGTATAAAGTAAAATATATAGGATTTGACAAAAATGGACTTTTATATTTTGATTGCGACAATGGGATTACATATGGTTTTAGATGTTATTTACAGGATTTTAAGGATAAAGTATTTGCAACAAAATCCGAAGCCGAAGCAAAACTGAAAGAATTGAGAGGTAGTAATGAGTAAAAGAAAAGCAATACCTAAAAAAGTGAGACAATCTGTATATCTCATGTATAACGGACATTGCGCTTATTGCGGTACAGAAATAGATTACAAGGATATGCAGGTAGACCATGCAACACCGCTTAGGATAGGTGGAGCAGACGACATTTCAAATTACATGCCAGCTTGTAGGAGCTGCAACCACTATAAAGCTACTTTAGATGTCGAGGGATTTCGAAAGTATCTTTCAGAAATACATAAAAGGCTTATGCGTGACAGCATACCTTATCAAGTGGCGAAGCGGTTTGGAATCGTTAAGTATGTGTCTGACAATGTAAAATTCTATTTCGAAGAATTGAGAGGTGAAGATAATGCTGATACCTAAAACAAAAGCTAAAGAATTTGAACGATTTGGCTTTAGAAAATGTAAGGGAGAATATGGCAAGAATGGTTGTTATTACCTTTGTGTCGCAAGAGGTGTGAAAATGCTTTTTGTGAGCGATGAGTGTTTTGCGGTTATGGATTGGGGAAAACACGACCCACGGATACATAAAAATGCAAATTGCAGATATAACGATAATAGAACATACCTTGATATTATCTATGAACTTATCAAAGCAGATATGCTTGAAAGCGATAATATGAAAGTAGGGTATAAGGAAAATAGTATTTCTCACAAGAGAGGTGAGGCATGAGGAACAAAAGTATCAATATAAACAGCCCCAATAAGCAGTGCGGCAACTGTAGATTCAGAGTTGAACTTGGAACTAACAGCCAGGGACAGCAGGTTTATGGGTGTAGGAATAAAGAAAAATGTAAGGAGCGTGAAATACATGAAAGATAGATATCTATTCAGGGCAAAAAGAGTTGACGATGGAGAATGGGCTACAGGCTCTTTAATTACTTGTGAAGATGGAACATGCAAGATTGCGACAAGTTGTTTAGAGGGTAAAGCTGATGAACCAATACTTGTGTGTGCTTATGATGTGGACAGAGGCACCATCTGCCAATGTACCGGCTTAAAAGATAAGAACGGCAAACTGATTTGGGAGAATGATGTTGTAAATTGCCTTACCGAAGAATGCTGCGGATACATTGGTTGGAATGAAAGTGAAGCAGGTTTTTACTTTAATGTATTGCTTGAAGATGGAAGATTTGAAGAAGAGCATATTTACGATTATCAAGACGGTATAGAAGTTATCGGCAACATTTTTGACAACGCAGAGTTATTAGAGAGATAAAAGCAGAGGCACAGCAGAGGCAGCAGGCGACAGACCACAGCCAACACCCAGCGGCGACGGCTTTATGGACATACCAGACGGCTACGACGACGGGCTACCATTCAACTAAAAAGCAGCGCGGCAGCAGAAAGCGAGGAATAATTAAGAGTGAGCGAAATAAGGCTAAACGAGGACGAGTTAGAGCAGATAATAACAACAGCCGCAAAAAGAGGCGTAGAGATTTACAAACGAGAGGAACAGAAGAAACACAAAGCGGATAAATACCACGATACATTTAGCCTTATGAAGTGCTACAGAGACGCAGTTTTTCACAGAGACAACGCAGTAAGTGAAGCTGCACAGTTGCAGCAGCAAGGAGAATTAACAGAAGAACAGCAGGTTACATACTTGCGCAGCATACGACGCACGCGCTTTAAAACCATACTGATGTTAGACCACATAGACAAGGCAGTAGAAGAGATAGAAAGACGCAGGCAGCAGCAGGGGCGAGAGGTTGAGTATAAAGCATTTGAGCTATACTTTATGCAGGGCTTAGACTATGTGGACATAGCCGAAGAATTAAACACAGGCAAGAACACGCCGCGCCGCTGGATAAGCGGAATAATAAACGAGCTAAGCGTATTACTCTGGGGAATAGACGAGGACGCTATAACGCAGAGGTAAAAGCGTGGTAAAAAGCTGGGGTTTACGTGGGGTATTGCCTGCGGTAAAATGATAGCGTGAGAAAGAGCGGAAAGCTAAGCTACTTAAGCAGCATTAGTTGACCGCTCTTTTTTATTGCATTTTTCTAGCCTCCTAGCCTAGCGTATGAAACCTAGGACGCTAGGCAAATAAAGAGAGGTGGGCTATGAAAGAATGGGCTACAGAGTTCTACCACAGCAAGGACTGGATAGACACACGGCGGGCTTATCTTATATCGCAGCATTACTTATGTGAGCGCTGCGGCGAGCCTGCAAAAGTAGTACACCATAAACACTACTTAACCAAGCAAAATATAAACAACGCGGACATAGCGCTTAACTGGGACAACCTCGAGGCGTTATGTCAAGACTGCCACAACAAGGAACACCACGCGGCAGCAGATACACGCCGCTATAGATTCGACGCGGACGGCAATGTTATAGCGACAACGCCGTGAGCATCCCCCCTATTCAAAAATTTTGAATAGCCCAGCGGAGACCGAGGGGTGGAGCCTAAAAAAACTCTACAGGGGCGCGCGTACGTGGTGTAGGGGTGTGGTGTGCGAGAAGTGAGGCGAAGATATGGCAGGAAAGAAAGAGTACACGAAAGAAGAGAAAATTAAGAAAGAAAAAACCAGACTTAAAGGCATTTTTAAGAACCTCGACGAAAACAAAAAGAAACTTGTTACGCCGCTTATCGAAAAGGCTGCCTTTATGTCCGTCGAGCTCGATATATTGCAGGACAGTATACAGAAAAACGGCTGGACGTCGGAGTATCAGAACGGCGCGAACCAGTGGGGCGAAAAGCGCAGCGCAGAGGCAGACACCTATATAGCGCTAAGCAAGAACTATACGGCAGTTATAAAGCAATTAACCGAGCTTGTACCAGCAGCAGAGCGCAAGAAAAGCAAGCTAGCCCTGCTGCGCGAGGAATAGCCCCAGAGTGCCGTATAAAAATTACATTTACGAGTATTACGCAAAGATTACAAGCGGCGAAATTGTAGCGGGTAAATGGATATTAGCAATTTACAAAATACTTGTAGACGGACTGGAAAAACAAGAGTTTTTTTACAATGCAAAAAAGGCAAACAAGGCAATAAAGTTTATCGAAAATTTCTGTCACCACAGCAAAGGCAGAAGCGATTTATTAAAGCTGGAATTATGGCAAAAAGCTATAGTGTGCGCTATGTTTGGCATTGTAGACAGCCAAAATATAAGAATTTTTCGCGAGATTTTTATAGTTATTGGACGAAAAAACGGCAAAAGTTTATTTGCAAGCGCCATTATTGCATATATGGCGTATCTCGAGCCAGAGTACGGGCAAGAGATTTATTGTTTAGCACCAAAGTTAGACCAAGCGGCGCTCGTTTACGACGCTTTTTACAAAATGGTAGAGGCAGAGGAAGAGTTAAAAGAGCTTGCTAAAAAGAGGCGCAGCGATATTTACCTAGAAGAGACGAACACGACTATTAAGCCTATTGCATTTAACGCAAAGAAAAGCGACGGATTTAACCCACAGCTTGTTGTGTGTGATGAAATGGCAGCGTGGAGCGGCGACGGCGGCTTAAAGCAATACGAGGTTATGAAGTCGGCACTAGGAGCACGTAGGCAACCTATGATTCTAAGCATATCTACAGCAGGATATATTAACGACAGCATTTACGACGAACTTATGAAACGTGCCACTAGCTTTTTAAAAGGCAACAGTAAAGAGCGTAGATTATTGCCGTTTTTATACATTATAGACGACATAGAGAAATGGAACGACATAGAGGAACTAAAGAAAGCTAACCCGAATATGGGCGTAAGCGTGCAAGAGGGCTTTTTCAAAGACGAGATAGCAGTAGCAGAGGGCAGCTTAAGTAAAAAAGCAGAGTTTCTTACGAAATATTGCAACATTAAGCAAAACAGTAGCGTAGCGTGGTTAGAATACACGCTTGTAGACAAGGCAAGCGAAGAAAGCACGCTAGAGGACTTTAGAGACTGCTACGCCGTGGGCGGTATCGACTTAAGCCAGACAACAGACTTAACAGCCGCAAGTATCGTAGTCGAAAAAGACGGAATACTACACGCGTTTACACAATTCTTTATGCCGCGCAACAGACTGGAAAGCCTGCAAGCAACGGACGGCGTACCATATGACGTATTTGTAAAAAAAGGCGTACTTACGCTATCTGGCGACAACTACGTAGACTACAAAGACGTATTTAACTGGTATGTAGAGCTGCTTAACGCATACGGCATACGAGTATTACAGATAGGCTACGACAGATACAGCGCCCAGTACTTGATAGACGACCTAAAGGTGTACGGGTTCCATACCGACGACGTATACCAGGGCGAGAACTTAACGCCAGTTATACGAGAGTTTGAGGGAATTATTAAAGACGGCAACTTTAAAATTGCAAGTAACAACTTGCTTAAGTCGCATTTTCTAAATGTAGCGCTTAAGCAGAATTTAGAAACAAGAAAATTTAGACCTATAAAGATAGAACAGCGCGCGCATATAGACGGTTTTGTAAGCGTAATAGACGCTATGACAGTACGCCAGAAGTACAACGCGGAGTTGGGCGAGCTGCTTAAAAACGCAGCATAAGTAGAAAGGAGTGAGGGGCAACGGGGCTTTTTGATTATCTTTTCAAAGGACGAAAAAACAAAGAAATAATAGGCGAATACTTTAAGCTGCTCAACGGTTATAGTCCTGTATTCTCTACCTACGACGGCGGCGTTTATGAAATGGATTTAACCCGCACGGCAATTAATAGCTTTGCTACGCATTGCAGCAAACTAAAGCCAGAGGTAGAGGGCAGCGCGCTAAAAAACTTAGAGCGTACATTACAGTTTAAACCCAACGTGTTTATGGACACAACAAAGTTTATAGCGCGAGTGGCGACTATATTAGAGTGCGAGCACACAGCTTTTATTATACCGATAGAGGACGAATACGGGCAGCTTGCAGGCTGGTACCCACTACTGCCGCAGAATTGCGAAATAATAGAATATCAAAAGCAAGTTTTTTTGCGTTACACATTTGGGAACGGCGAGCGCGCGGCTATTGAATTTGAGCGCGTCGGAATACTTACAACGCACCAGTACAAAGACGACATTTTCGGCGAGGACAACAAGACTATGCAGCCGACTATGCAGCTTATACAGACAAGCAACGAGGGTATTATTAACGCCGTAAAGAACTCAGCGAATATACGCTTTTTGGCAAAAGTGGCAAATATGCTTAAGCCAGAAGATATTAAAAAAGAGCGCGACAGATTTACGCAGGACAACTTAAGCAGCGACAATAAAAGCGGAATGATTATATATGACAGCAAGTTTAGCGACGTTAAGCCAGTAGAAAGTAAACCATATACACCGAACGCGCTACAAATGCAGCAGATACAAGAAAATGTATGTACGCATTTTGGTACTAATATGGACATACTACAAAACAAGTTTAACGAGGAAACGTGGAACGCTTACTATGAGGGGAAAATAGAACCATTTGCTATACAGTTATCGCTTGTAATGTCTAATATGACCTTTACGCCGCGAGAACTTGCACACGGCAACGCTATTACATTTAGCGCAAACAGACTACAGTACGCCAGCAATAATACAAAGCTACAGGTAAGTACGCAGCTATTTGATAGAGGCTTACTTAATCGTAACGGGGTTATGGACATATGGAACATGGCACACGTTGAGGACGGCGACAAATATTACATACGAAAAGAATATACAGAGGTTAGCGAGCTGGATAAACACAACAAAGAGCCGCAGCCAGTAATTATAACGCAGCCGCCGCAGCAAACAGAACCGACAGCAGGGCAAGAACCAGAGCCGCAGCCACAGCAGACAGGCGGCGGGCAGCAGACGGGCGAGAAAGGAGAAGAGTAAGCATATGCCAGTAGTAAAAGAAAGAGAATACAGAAACGTAGCGGCGCCTTTATCGGCAGCAGCCGCCGTAAAACAGTTTAACAGCGATTATTACGTAGAGGGCTACGCTACAACATTCGATACGCCGTACGTGCTCTATGAGTTCGAGGACGGCGACAAATACTACGAAAAAATAGACAGGCACGCGCTGGACGGCGCAGACCTAAGCGACGTAATTATGCAATACGACCACACGGGCAGAGTGTACGCTCGTAACAGTAACAACACTCTTAAATTAACAGCAGACACAAAAGGGCTTCTTATTGCAGCCGACCTTGGTAAAACAGAATTAGCAAGGGGACTGTATGAAGATATTAGCGCGGGAATGATTACAAAAATGTCTTGGGCGTTCACAGTCGCAGAGGATAGCTACGACAGAGCGACGCATACCCGAACTATTTTAAAAATTAAAAAGGTATACGACGTTAGCGCGGTAAGCACACCAGCAAACGACGGCACCAGTATAGCAGCACGCAGCTACGCAAGCGGGAGACGCGAAGCAGAGCAGCGGGAGACGTTAGAAAAGCGCGCAGCTATGTTAAGGATTTTAACAACAATTTAAAGCAAAGAAAGGAACAAAACAATGAGATTAAAAGAGATTGAATTAAGACTTGCGGCTATTAAGAAAGACGTAGAGGAAAGAGGCACACAGCTTACAGCAGAAGAGCTGGCAAAGTACGAGAAAGAAGTAAAAGACTTACAGGAAGAGAGAACGGCAATTATCCAGCAGCAGGAGCAGCGCACAAACTTACTTGCAGCTATCGCAGCGGGAGAAGTACCAGACGCAAACGGAAACCCAACAGCGCCTACAGTGCTTAGAAGTATTAAACCAGCGGACGGCAGCGGAGCAGAGCAGCGTACAGCAGTAAACAAGTACGAAACAATGGAGTACCGCAAGGCATTTATGGAGTACGTTACAAGGGGCGCGGCAATTCCTAAAGAGTACAGACAGGACGCAGTAAGCGCAACGACAGACGTAGGGGCAGTTATCCCGACAAACGTATTAAACCAAATTATTACAAAGCTCGAAAGCGTGGGTAACATTCTGGCAAAGGTAACACGTACAGCATACAAGGGCGGCGTAACTATCCCTAAGCAAACAGTTAAGCCGGTTGCAACTTGGACAGCACAGGGAAAGGGCAGCGACAAGCAGAAACAGGACACAAGCGGTACTGTAACATTTGCATATCACAAGCTGCGCTGCGCAGTAGCCGTATCGCTTGAAGTAGACACAATGGCTATTACAGCGTTTGAGAACCTGTTAATTAATAACATTGTTGAGGCTATGACAAAAGCGCTCGAACAGGCAATTATTAGCGGTACTGGCGTAGGACAGCCGAAAGGAATTACAGCAGAAACGGCCGACGCAGGGCAGACAGTAGAAACAGCAAAGCCAGCGTATATAGACCTCATTACAGCAGAGGGCAACTTACCAGTAGCATACGAAAAGGGTGCCGAATGGTGCATGTCAAAAAAAACATATATGAACTATTACGGCTTACTTGATAGCAACGGGCAGCCTATCGGACGTATTAACTATGGACTTGCAGGAAAGCCAGAGTACACACTTTTAGGCAGACCAGTAAACGTATGCGACTATTTACCAAGTTTTGCCAATGCAGAAAACGACACTATTGTAGGCTTTTTGTTTAACTTCAAAGACTATGTACTTAATACTAATTACGCTATGGGTGTTAAGAAGTATGAGGATAACGACACCGACGATATGGTAACAAAGGGTATTATGTTAGCAGATGGCAAAGTAGTAGATACAGGCAGCTACGTACCACTCAAAAAAGTGCAGGCAGTCTAGTAATTTTATAAGCGGGCGGCGTAAAGCTGCCCGCTAGAAAGGCGAAACAATGAAAGGGCATTCGACTAAAAAACAGCTCGAGGAAGAGTACAAGGTAGACGAACTTAGAGAGCTTGCTAAAAGTCTGGGATTAAGCCCAGACGGGAAAAAGGCAGAGCTTGTAGAACGTATCGCGGCAGTAGAGGTAGACGTATCGGACGACGACGAGCAGCAGGCGGCAGCGAATACACCAACAGCAAACGAGCAGCAGGCAGCAGGCGCTAGCGTGTCCGTTTCGGACACAATAAAAGTTATAGTAACAGAGACTTATAAAGACTTGCAGCGCGAAATTACACAACACGCGGGCGACACGTTCGAGGTAACAAAAGAACGCGCAGCGCAGCTTATAGAGGCAGGCGTAGCAAAAGCAGCAGAGTAGGGGGCGGCTATGAGGACAGCACTAATAAAAGCAATTAAAGACAGTATGCGTATGTCTACCGCCTCGGCTATCATCGAGGGCGATATAAGCGGCTGTATAGAGGCTTGCTTTAAAGACTTGCAGCTTGCAGGCGTGGAAAAGATAGACGAAACCGACGCGCTTATTATTAGAGCTGCACAGCTCTTTACAAAAGCAGACTTTAACTATAACAACCTTGCAGATAAATACAGACAGAGCTACGACTCGCTTAAGATGTCTTTAGCGCTTTCTGGAGAGTATAACGAGAAAGAAAGCGAGGGTAAATAATGTATGGAGAAATAGCCCTAAAAACGCAGCTAAACGCGACAGAAACAGAAAGCGTAACTATATGCTGCGAGGTAGACAGCATAACCCAGAGCGAATATGCAACAGCAGGCGTTAAGGATATTAAGCCAAGTTATAAATTTACTGTATGGGCGCATGAATACAACGACCAGACAGAGTTAGAGTACAACGGGCAGCGATTAACTATTTACAGGACCTATAAAAAGCCAAACGAGGAAAAGTTAGAGCTGTACGCAGAAAAGAGGGCAGGCAAGCGTTGAGCAACGAGAACATAAACACAGCAGGCGCAGCTATAGCCGAAGCGCTGGCAGAATACGACCAAGAAATAGCAGACGCAACAAAACGAATAACCGACGAAGTAGCAAAAGAGGCTGTAGACGCTCTTAAGAAGAGCAGCCCGAAACTTACAGGCAGCTACCGCAAAGGCTGGCGTAAAAAACAATCATATGCAGACAAGAGGACTAAGCGGAATACTGTATATAACGAGACAGACTACCAGCTAACCCACTTGCTGGAATATGGACACGCAAGCAGGAATGGCGGCAGAGTCAGAGCTATACAGCATATAGCGCCTGTAGAGCAGGCGGCTATAGAGGCGCTACAGGAAAGGATAGAGGCAGCAGTGAGCAAATGAGATTAGAGACAATTATAGAGCGCACCCGCACGCTGGGGCTACCTCTGGCAAAGGACGAGTTTAGGGAAACAAAAGAGACACCACTACCCGAGCTGCCGTATCTGGTATACATAACACCGCAGGACAACGTAAGCAAAAGCGATGACGGCGCAGTAGGAGTTAGGACGATACAGGCGGCTATAGAGCTTTACACAGACAAAATAGCCGACAGCAGTTTAGAAAAAGAAATAGAGCAAAAGGTATTACACGACGTAATTTTTAACAAATTCCAAGAAACAATACAAAGCGAAGATATGGTACAGACGGCATACGAATTTACCATATACGAAAAAATAAGAAAGAGAGGACAGTAGCAATATGGATAGCGAGAGAATTACACTTGGCAGCGGTAAACTTTACTGCATTAAATTTACGGGAGAAATCCCAGACGACGCAGCCATAGAAACAGAGGATAACCAGCTTGCACACATTAAGGGCGGCGCGTCGCTCGAGTATACAGCAGAGAACTACACAACTAAAGACGACTTAGGCGTAGTACAGAAAACTAAAGTAACAAAAGAAGAGGCGACACTTAAGGCGGGGCTACTTACTTGGTGTGCCACAACATTAGAAAAGTTATGTGCAACAGCCAGAGTTACAACTACTGCAAAAAAGCGCACTGTAAAAATCGGCGGTTTAAAGAACCAGAAAAGCGACAAGTATCTAATTAGATTTTTGCACGAGGACGACGAGGACGGCGATATTAGAGTAACTATCGTCGGAAAAAATGAGTCGGGCTTTAGTTTTACGTTTGCAACAGACGCAGAGACAACATTAGAGCCAACATTTACGGCCTACCCAATGGACAAAGAGGGCACGCTTATTATTTTCGACGAGGAAATGGTACAGAACGTATAAGCAATTAAAGCGGCTGCTTTTGCGCAGCCGCGATAGAAAAGAGGTTGTTAGAACATGGCAAATAAAAGTTTTGATTTTGGAAAATTAAAGCGCAGCTTTTACCCTACTAAGTTAAAGGACGGCAAAACCCTTGTAGTTGAAATGCCTAAAAAGCGCACTTTTGAAAAAATGCAGATTATAAACGATATTGACACAGACGAGGCTAAGAGTGGCGAGGTATACGACGAAATGTTAGGGCTCTTGGCAGAAATCTTAAGCAATAACAGAGGCAAAGAGGTTATTACAGCGGAGTACTTAGAGCAGGAAGAGTACGACATAGAGGAAATCATAGCATACATTAACGACTATGCAGACTTTGTAAACAGTATTAAGAATAACCCAAACTAAAGCTGCCGCACTACCCGAACGGGCAGACAGAGGCGGCAGAGTATACATACACCGCAGACACACGAGCAGAAAAGCTAGTTATAGACTACTTAAATATAAGCATATTCGACGTGCAGGAAATGCCGATAGACCTATATTTATACTTTATGCGAGAAAGCTATATATATACGCTTAGCCAGACGGAAAAGGGCAGAAAGTATTTAGAGGACTGCTACAGAATTACGCAGACCAAGCCAGACCGCAAAAAGATACGAGAAAAGATTAAGGGCCAGAAAGGAGCGTAACAAATGGCAGGCAGTATCAAAGGTATTACAATCGAAATAGGCGGCGATACTACTAAACTATCTAAAGCGCTCTCTGGCGTTAATAGCTCGTGCAGCTCTTTACAGAAAGAACTACGCGAAGTAGACAAGCTGCTTAAACTCGACCCGACAAACACGGAACTATTAGCCCAGAAACAGAAAATATTAAAAGAGGCTATAGGAAGTACAAAAGAGAAGTTAGAAACCTTAAAAGAGGCAGAAAAACAGGTACAGCAGCAGTTCGAGCGTGGAGAAGTAAGCGAGGAACAATACAGAGGGCTACAAAGAGAGATTGCAAGTACAGAGCAGCGCTTAAAGGACTTAGAGACGGCGGCAAAGCAAAGCAATATATCACTCGAAAAAATAGGAGAAGTAACCGAAAAAATAGGGGAAAAAACTACAGCCGCAGGCAATAAACTTAAACCGCTTAGCGCAGCAGCGGCAGCGCTTGGAGCAGCAAGCATAGCAACCGCTTCAAATTTTGAGGACGCTATGGCGAAAGTATCTACCATAGCGGACGAAAGTAAAGTACCTATAGAAGATATGAGCACAGCTATATTAAAGCTGTCAGACGATACAGGACAGTCGGCAGCAGATATAGCAGAGTCCGTATATAATGCAATATCGGGCGGCGTAGATACAGCAGACGCGGTAGCGTTTGTAGCACAGTCAAGTAAATTGGCAAAAGCTGGTTTTACGGACACGGCAAACGCGACAGACATTTTAACAACAGCATTAAACGCATACGGTCTAGAGGCAACAGAAACAGAGCATATTAGCGATATGCTTATAACAACGCAGAATCTAGGAAAAACAACCGTAAACGAACTTGCTGGCGCTATGGGTAAAGTAATACCGACAGCAAACGCGAACAACGTACAAATGAACCAGCTTTGCGCAGCTTACGCAGATATGACCGCGAAAGGTATAGCAACAGCAGAAAGTACGACATACTTAAACTCTATGCTTAACGAACTCGGAAAAGGCGGCACGACTGTAGACGGCGTACTAAGAGAAAAAACGGGTAAATCATTCGCAGAATTAAGCGCAGACGGCAATACACTTTCTGATGTATTAGCGATATTAAAAAGTTATGCAGACGAAAATAACAAGAGCTTTGGCGACTTATGGAGCAGTAGCGAAGCAGGTAAAGCGGCTATGGTGCTACTCGGAAATGGAGCAGACGAGTTTAACAACGTGCTCGAACAAATGAATTACAGCACGGGCGCAACGACAGACGCTTTTAACAAGTTGGACACAGACAGCAACAAAGCTAAAATAGCACTAAACCAGATTAAAAACGCAGTAACAGACTTAGGAACTACAGCACTGGAAATGTTACAGCCAACATTATCAAATATTTGCAGCAACGTAAAAGAGGCTACAGAGCGCTTTAAAAATATGGACGACAACACCAAGCAAATTATTGTAACAATAATTGCGGTAGTGGCAGCTCTAGCCCCCGCACTGCTGATAGTAGGAAAAATATTTACGGCAATATCAACCACGATAAACGTTATTAAGAGGCTACAGACTGCAATAACAGCAGTAAACGGCGTGCTAGCAGCGAACCCGATTATACTAATCATAGCGGCAATAGCAGCAGTAATAGCAATATTAATAACACTTTACAATAAGTGCGAATGGTTTAGAGACGCAGTAAACACTATATTTGAGAATATAAAAGAGTTTATAGGCGGCGCTATTGAGACTATTAAAGCGGTAATAGGCACCATATGGGATAAGATACAGGAGATATGGGGATTCATAGAGCCGTACTTACAGGCGGCGTGGGCGTTCCTACAACAACTTGCAGCAGATATAGCGCAGATATTTAGCGACTGCTGGGAGATTATTAAAGCAGTATGGGATTTAGTAGAGCCGTACTTTTCTATGTTATGGGAAAATATAAAAGTTATATTCTCGGTAGTTGGCGAAGTGCTGGGCGGTTTTTTCTCGGTTGCGTGGGAATATATTAAAGGCGTATGGGACGTAGCGGTACTTTACTTTACGCTCATCTGGGAAAACATAAAAGTAGTGTTCTCGGCTGTCGGCGAAGTGCTGGGCTCATTCTTTCGTAATGCGTGGGAAATTATCAAAGCAGTATGGGACGTTGTAGCGGCTTACTTTGCTGCGGTATGGAACGCTATAAAAACAGTATTCAGCGTCGTAAAAGACGTACTTACAGGAGATTTTAAAGGTGCGTGGGACGGAATAAAGAGCATATTCGAGGGCTTTGCAAACTTCTTTAGCACATTATGGGATAGCGTAAAGCGTATCTTTTCGGCTGTCGGCTCATTTTTTAGAGACACATTCGGGGCAGCTTGGGACGCAGTAAAGGACGCATTCTCTAATTTTGGCTCTTTTTTTAGCGACTTGTGGGACACTATAAGAAATACGTTTTCGGATTTAGGCGCAAGCATAGCAGACGCAATAGGCGGCGCGGTAAAAGCAGGAATTAACGGCGTAATTAGCATTATAGAAAACACCATAAACGGAGCTATAGAACTCATAAACGGAGCTATTAACCTTATAAACAAAATACCAGGGGTAAGTATTGGCGAAATGAGTAATTTAAGCCTGCCAAGGCTTGCACATGGCGGTATTATCGGAAACGGCGGCGCTATGGTAGCAGAGGCGGGACCAGAGCTCGTACAAATGGTAAACGGCAAAGCTGTAGTAACACCGCTCACAAATACGGCGAGAAACACAGCTATAGACACCGCAAAAGGCGGCAGGGCACAGCAAATTACAAACGAAATTAACGTAAACATAGAACATTTTGAAAACAACAGAGATACAGACATAAGAGAGCTTACAGAGGAAATGTTAGAGACTGCGGAAGAAATGAAAGAGAGGGACGACAGAGTATATGCTTAGTAATTATTACAATGCGGCTAATAGCTTTACATATAACGGCGTTAATTCTCTTGATATGGGGCTTTTTATTATGGAGCAGAGCGGCGCGGACAACGCCGCCGAGCCTGTAATAGAGACTGTAAACGTGCCTGCACGCGGCAATTTTGTAGTAGATAATCGCATAGACGAACTGGACAACCAGCAATTTAACGATTATGTGCGTAAATATGTATGCTGCGTAGATATAGACGCCTTTAAGCTGGACTTAGAGGAACACGCCCGCAGGCTTTACGCTTGGCTCTATGGCAGCGGCATAGAGTATAAAAAGCTCTATGATACTTACGACAGAGACTATTACACACTTGCATACGTAAGCAGCGGAGCGAGCGTGTCAGAGCTTGCTAAGCGCCTACTGGGACAAATAGAGATACAGTTTACGTGCAAGGCATATAAAAGAGCACTAAAGGGAGACGAAACAATAACGATAACAAAAGCGGCCACGATTACAAACCCAGAGGGCTTTACAGCAACGCCACATATGAAAATATACGGCAGCGGCAACGTAACACTCTATATAAACAATCGCGCGCACGGCTTTAAAAATATAGACGGATATATAGAGGTAGATAGCGAAAATATGAACGCGTACAAGAACGACACATTACAGAATAATAAAATGCTTGTGGGGGCGTTTCCTAAGCTGGCAGCAGGAGACAATAACATAAGCTGGGCGGGTAATGTAACGAAAATCGAAATAGTACCGCGCTGGTGCAAACTATGATACCAATTTTATACGCTGCCAGCGAGACAGACTTTACAACAAACGGCATAGGCTTACTTACAGACGCGGTAAGCTGCACAGTAACAGAAGAGAGAAACGGGGCATATGAGGCAACGCTTGTATACCCAGCAAAAGGACACTTAGCGGAATATATAGCAGAGGACGCTATTATTAAAGCAAAGGCAAACGACACAGACGAGCCGCAGCTTTTTAGAATATACAAAAGCGGCAAACAGATAGGCAGTAATACAACGTGGAACGCAGAGCACATAAGCTACGAGCTCACGGGCAACCCTGTAGAGCGATTTAGCATAAGCGGGGTAAATGCAGAGCAGGCGCTTAATAGCTTGCTGGCAGCAGCGGTATTTAAACATAAATACACAGCTATAAGCGACATTACAACAGTAAACAAAACGAGCATAGCGGACGTGGTAAGCGTACGTAAGGCACTCGGCGGCGTAGAGGGCAGTATATTAGATACGTGGGGCGGCGAATATCATTTTAATAACTACAGAATAGAGTTATTAAAAGCGAGAGGCGCAGACAACGGCGTAACAATCGAATACGGCAAGAACTTAACCGACGCAAAGCAAGAGCGCAACATAGCAAATATAGTAACGGCTATATTCCCATATGCAAAGTACACGCCAGAGGGCAAAAAAAACGAGGTATACATAAGCCTAAAAGAAAAGACGCTAGTACACGCAGGCGCAGCAGATTACGCATATAAGCGCTGCGAGATAGTGGACTTTAGCAGCGAGTGGGAAAGCGGCACGATTATAACCGAGGATATGTTAAGAACGAAAGCAGAGGCGTACTTAGAAAAAATAAGCACCGAGCCAGATATTAATATTACACTATCGTATGCACAGCTTAAAAAGACAAAGGATTATAAAAACATACAGGCTATGGAAAGCGTAGCGCTATGCGATACAGTAACAGTACGCATAGATAAGCTGCAAATAGAAGCTACAGCAAAAATAGTAAAAGCGAAGTATGACAGCTTAAAAGAGCGCTACGACACTATGGAAATAGGCAGCGTACGCACAAACTTAACTAAGCAGCTTACAGCGACGCAGCAGGAAGTAACAGAGAGCATAAAAAAGAACCAGACGCGAGCCGAGCAGATAAAAAAACAGATAGAGCAGACAATAGTAGATGTTACGGCGGCTATAACAGGAAACAGCGGCGGCTATGTGGTGCTCTACCCAGAGAAAAACCCGCAGGAAATTTATATATTAGACCGGCCAGAACTTAGCAAGGCTAAAAATGTCTGGCGCTGGAACCTTGCAGGACTGGGACACAGCAGCACAGGAGTAAACGGACAATTTACTACAGCAATAACAGCAGACGGGCAAATAGTAGCAAACTTTATTACGGCGGGCGAGCTCACGGGCGCAATACTTAAAGCGGGCACAGTATACGCAGAGGCGCTAGACGTGGAATACAAGAACGCAGTAACAAAACACGCAGACGACGCCGCAAATAAGGCGTACGAGGATAGCTTAAGCAAGATACAAACGACGGCCGAAGAAATTACGTTATTGTGCAAGAAAATAAGCGAAACAGCTATGCACAATTACGCAGCAGATTTTACGGACGATTTAAGCACCCCGTGGTACGCAAGCTCGGCAAACAATGTAGTAGAAAGCAGTACAACGCTTGGCAGATACGCGAAAATAGTAAAAGCAAGCGCAAATTATAGCAGTTACATACGCTGCGACACAAAGAAAACACCAGCAGGCACTTACAGGGTACGCTATAAAGCGGCGACCGTAGCGGGGCAGGAGAGTACAGCACGCGTACAATGCAGCTTTAAGACAATAGCAACAACGCCAACAGGGGCGCTTAAATCGGACGAGTGGACAACATTCGAGCGCGATATAGAACTAAGCAGCGACTACGACGGCTATATATACTTTTATGCGATAGTATCGGGCACAACAGTATTAATTAAAGACGTGGAAGTACTGGGGCTGCTACGAGATTACGCAGAGGCGCAGCTTACAGTAAATGCAGATAACATTACGGCAGAGGTTAAAAGGGCACAAGACGCAGAAAAAGAGTTAAAAGCGTCCATAAAGGTTTTTGCAGACAATATTACAAGCTGCGTAACAAAGGATAACGTAGGCAGCTATATAACACAGTATTACGACAATGTAATAGCAGCCTTTAACAACAGCAGCAAGTACGTACAGCTAAAAGCAGGCGAGATTAATATATATAATGGAGCCGTAGACGCAGAGCACCTACGTAGCCGATTCGATGCAGTGGGTAACAGGTTCTGGCGTGATAACTACTATGTAGGCTGTATAGGTACGAATCAGTGGGACTCCAACAATGCGCACAAGGGCTTAGTATTCGATTTAGAGTATCAGGGCAAGTATATGGCATGGGCTAGGCAAAAGGAAGAAGCAGCGGGCAGCTATACTACTGTATTGTGCTATTCAAGGGCAAATAGTATATACACTGATGAGGGGCTGCACTTAGGGACCAAGCTATACGCACATGGTTTTGAGTTAAATGGCGCAAATTTAAAAGAGTGCAGTGCAAATGGTTATACTGTAGCGGATAACAAAAGAGTAAGTATAATAACGGAAATACATGACAATGGCAATGGTAGTATAGGCTGGACAACAAGCAGCATAACAATACGTAACGGAATGATTACAGGAGTACCAGAAGACAGCGACAGTGTTTAAAAGTTAGAAAGAGAGGCAGCAATATGACAGCAAAGGAAGAAAAAAGACGAAATAGTTTGATTATTCCAATGGGTGATGAACCAAAAGCAGAAGCACAGCAGATAAGCACTACAGAATCTATGCAGCTATTAACAGCAGAAACATTAGCGCAAATACAGAGTACAGCAGCTATGCAGGAAACGATACGAGGGTAAAAGGTAATGCAAAAAGAGGAAAAGCAGGAAACAAAAGAAACGTTACAGGAAGAGCAGCAGGCAGAGCCAAAAACACCGACAATTAGCGCAGAACTGCTTACAGCCGCCCGCGGAGATATGACGCTTGCAATACTGGAAGTACAGAGAGCCTACGGGCTGCCAGCGTACATTACAGACGTAATAGTAAGCGCCTGCCTGTCCGATATAAGGGACTGCGCAAATAAGGAACTTATAAGCAAATAAGCGAAAGGAGTAATTAACAGTGGCTATTATGAACACACAGAGCATAAAAGTACCGATAGACGGCGCGCCGCCGTTTGAGTACATTATAGCCAAGCAGGGCGAAATATCCAGCCGCCAAGTTGAGGTAACGTTACTACAGAATAACGCCGTATACACAATACCGAGCGGAGCAACAGCGCGAGTTAATTATTATAAGCCAGACGGCAATAAAGTGATTAACGACTGCACAATAAGCAATAACAAAGTAATAGTAACATACACGCCACAGATGTTAGCCGCCGCCGGTACTGGCTTTGCAGAGATACAGCTATACAAAGACGGCAGCGTATTAATAAGTGCGAGCTTTTACACCAAGATTACAGAGAGCGCAAACGGCGCAGGAACTATTACAAGCGACAGCGAAAGCACGAGCTTTACTAAGTTACTCGTAGAGACCACGCAGGCAAGAGACGGCGCACAGAGCGCGAAAAGCGCCGCAGAAAAAGCAACGGCAGCAGCGAATAGCGCAGCAACGGCAGCGAACAACGCGGCCGTAACAGCAAACGGGGCGGCAGGGAACGCGAACACGGCAACAACTAACGCGAACAACGCAGCCAACACAGCTACAGCAGCAGCAAAGACAGCGCAGGACGCAGCGGCAGCAGTCTACACAGACAGAAACTACAACCTACTTGTAGGCGACGACGGCGCAGTAACGTTTATGTATAACGAGCAGTAAGAAAGAGAGGGCAATAATGAATGGCAGTACAAAGTATTGATTTACCACGCGACACGACGATGAAAGATATAGCGGCGAGCCTGCGAGCAATAGCAGGCCTTACAGCCGCAGACCTCGTTACAATGAAACAGGTAAAAGCTATCGTAGAGGGCAAAAAAGAAAAAGAAGTATTTACAATAGGCGACCAGATTACAGTACCTTGGACGGATAAGGCAACAAATGTAACATACGCGGCAGTTATGGACGTCGTGCACTTTGGAGACGTAGAGCTTAAAGACGGCGAAACCACGAACGCTATGTTTTTACAGTGGCATTACTGTACGCCGTTCGGGGTGCAGTATGACGCAACAGAGGCAGAAGTAGCAACAGAGGCAACCTTTAGCGCAGATTACAATTATTACACAAAAAACAGCGACGGCAGCTTTAGCCTTGCGACTGTAACGGCAGGCAGCGCTATTCCTGCGGGCACAACATATTACCATAGCGCCATTAAAGACACGAGCGGCAATATCTGTAGATATGGTTACAACCGCTGGAGCCATAGCGCTATAAGGCAGTGGCTTAACAGTAAGGCGGGCGTAAATGCTTGGTGGACTGCGCAACACAAGGGCGACGTTAAGCCCGCGGAGCTTGCAACAAAGGCAGGCTTTTTAACAGGTTTTGACGACGATTTTTTAAGCTGCTTAACGCCTATTAAAATCGTAACAGTGCCGAACACCATAAGCGAGCCAGATAAGAACACACCGGCAGAGGTTACATACGACAAAATCTTTTTACCAAGCATGGAGCAAATGTATTGCGCGCCGCAGGCAAGCGGAGAGGACGAGTACTGGGAATACTGGAAGAGAGCCAGCGAACGTACTACACCTTGCCAGCAGTGGCAGACATACCCAGAAATGATTACATACGCTATAGAAAATCACAATTCAGCGCAGGGCGTCCGCTTGCGTAGCGCTCTTCGTGGCGACTCGTCCAATACGTGGGGCGTGGGCTCGAGCGGCTACGTCAGCAGCAGCAGCGGCGCGCACAACTCTATGCGCTGCGCGCCCGCTTGTGCAATCACAGGGGCACCCGTAGCAAAACAGAATGGATAAATACTATAAAGACCTATGGAAAGGGGCGAAATAATGATTTTTGAAAAGTTAAAAACTAGCGTCAAAGAGCAGCGAGAAAACGAACGCTTAAAAGCTACAGTACAGGAGCAGGCGGCGTTACTCGAGTATGTAGCGACTATGGCAGACATTGACTTACCGACGCTGGCAGAGGACACAGAGCATACGGAAAGCGAGGCGGCAGAGAATGAGTAAAGCAGCAAAGAGATACAAGAGCTATTACGTAGCAGGCTGGTATAACGAGGAAATGCTTAAAAACCTCGTAGGCAAGGGAAAATTAACACCAGAAGAGTACAAGGAAATTACAGGCGACGACTACACAGAAAAAGAGGACGCCGCCGAAGCATAAGAGATTAACAAAAGAGTTGCGCAAAAGAAAAAATAAAAGGCGCGGCAGCGCGGAAAGGCGAAAAGATGAAAGTAAAAATTTGTGCAACTATTGGAGCACTCGGCGGGGCTATTGCTGCTTTGCTGGGCGGCTGGACTACATCACTTGCAACACTTGTAGTTTTTATGATTATTGATTATATTAGCGGGGTAATTGTAGCGGGAGTATTCCACAAGAGCAAAAAAACCGAAAGCGGCAGCTTAAAGAGCGTAGCAGGAGCAAAGGGACTTTGTAAAAAAGGTATGATTTTATTATGCGTATTAATTGCATACCGCTTAGACCTTGCAACAGGAGTAGACTACATACGCGAGGCTGTAATTATCGGCTTTATGTCCAACGAGCTTATAAGCATTGTAGAAAATGCGGGACTTATGGGCGTGCCTATGCCAGCAGCTATTACTAAGGCTATCGACGTATTACAGAGCAAAGGCAAGAAAGAGTAAAAGCGATTAACTAAAGAAATATACAAAAGAGTTTTACCCAAGAAAGCTATTAACACGGGCTTATAAAGAAAGGTAAAACCATTATGAACAAACAGGAATTTTTACAGTTAATCGTACCACTTGCACAGGCAGAGGCAAAAAGAAGAAAGGACGCAGGCACAGGCTTTGTACTTCCTAGCGTGTGTATCGGACAGGCAGCATTAGAGACAGGCTGGGGCGGCTCTAGCCTTATGACTAAGGCTAACGCATTTTTTGGCATTAAGGCTACTGCGAGCTGGGGCGGCAAAGTGTTTAGCTCAAAAACGCAGGAGTGCTACGACAATGTTAATTACACAACTATTACAGCAGCATTTAGAGCGTACGACACACCAGCAGACAGCGTAAAGGACTATTACGACCTTATTACAGGCAGCGCACGTTACGCAGCCGCAGTAAATGTAACAGACGCACGTACAGCTATTACAGCTATTAAAGAGGGCGGCTACGCTACAAGTCCTACATACGTAGCAAATGTTATGGCGGTCATTGACAGCAACAACTTAACACAGTACGATAATGTAGTAACAGGAAATGCAGAGCCACAGCCAGCGGAAAGCAAGAGCACCGAAGAACTGGCAGACGAGATTATTAACGGAGTATGGGGAAATAACCCAGAACGCCGCGAGAATATCACAGCCAAGTACGGCGCAGCGGCATACGAAGCAGCGCAGGCTATCGTAAATCAGAGAGCAGGAGCGACAGAACCAGCAAAGCCAAGCAAGAACACCGAAGAGCTGGCGCAGGAAATTATTAACGGAGTATGGGGCAGCAATCCAGAACGCCGCGAGAATATCACAGCGCAGTACGGAGAGGCAGCGTATGAGGCAGCACAGGCGCGCGTAAACGAGATTATGGGCGCAGACTCTACCATTAAGAGCAAAACAGCCGAAGAGCTGGCAGACGAGATTATTAGAGGCGAGTGGGGCAGCAATCCAGAACGCCGCGAGAATATCACAGCCAAGTACGGGGCAGACGCTTACAGAGCAGCGCAGGCTATTGTAAACGAGCGTATGGGGTAAGCGTATGGCAGCTACAGTTATGGGAGAAATTGAAGCGCAGCAGATTATAACAGCAAATGCAGCTTGCCAGATTGTAGGCGGCTGCGATTTGTGTCCGTTCTTTAAAGAGGACGTAGAGCGCACGAGAGAACGCGGAAAGTGTCAAGAGGCTATTAACGCAGAGAGCGTTAGAGAGGCACTTATAACGCTGCGAGGACAGCTTAGCGAGTAA